CAAACTAATTTTAATATATTACAGCAATTCCCTGAAAAATTTAAAGTATGGAATTATGAGCGTGTCGAGGGTGAAGGAATACACGGGCATCCAAGCCTCAGAGGACACGAACAGTTAGCACAACATATACATCATGACCTGATAGAAAAAGGTTTGATAAGATAAATATACTAATGCGTAGTTTAGAATTCATCACAGAACGCAAAAAGAAGCGTAAAAAGAAATCTAGTCTGGGAAGATATTTCTTCCCAGGATTTGCCTATTACGGGGGCGGTAGTGAAGGTGACTCCGGAGGCGGAGATGGTGGCGGTGGTGAAAGCATATACGAAAACGTTGATGTAGCCAGCGAAGTTGAAAAATTCAAAGACTGGGCTTGTAAGAAACTTCATATTAAAAACCCACCCGAAATAGAATTGAGTTACGATACAGAAGAAGCGCAGACAAATCATCACACTGGAAGTCATGTCGAAGGTAGCGGGAATATTTGGGTGTATGCCGCCAATCGTAACCTTGTAGATATACTACGTACAGTATTTCATGAACTAGTTCATGTTCGTCAAGGTGAATTGGGAATGATAGAAGACGGGGAAAGTTATCCCGGCAGTCCAATCGAAGCCATGGCAGATATGTTAGCAGGCAAATACATAAAGATTTACGGTAAAGAAAACAATAAAATCTTCCAATGAAATTAGGAATCTTCGGCGATAGTTTTGCCGACATAGCACTAGATGATAAAATAAAATGGCACGAGAATTTTTCTTGGCCTATATTGTTATCAAAGAAATTAAACATCAAAGCAGACTATCATGGTCGTTGCGGTACTAGTAGTTGGTATGGTTACGAACAGTTTCTAGATACCTATAAACAATATAGTCACGTTGTATTCACATATTCATATCATTGGCGCTGGCCTTATCTCGATCCTTCATTAGGTAATAATCATTGGTTACATGATGAAAATACAATCAAAAACATACATCACTTGTCGGCACACGATAAGAAAACAATGACCGATGTAGCCAAATCTTACAACTATGTATTCAATATGCAATTGTTTAAGTTCATAAATCAAAACATAGTCAGAGACGTTAACAAAATTTGCAAAGAAAATAATATCAAACTAGTCAATCTGTTCGTAGATAAATCCGATGTTGAACCATATTATAAAAAAGAAGATTTATCATTTGCTGTACTAGACAATTTATATCAAGTAAGTAAAAAAGAAATGATAAAAATCAACGGTAAAGACTATACAATGCATCAAGTTTGTAGCGACTTAAAAAAGATGGATTGTAGATATTGTCATATGTTTGAACATAACAATCATATAGTTGCTGATACGATATTCAATCTATTTGATAGTGACCAAATCATAGATGTTGAGTCCATACAAGGTTGGGTATACCGTGATCAAAATGCAGATTTACATTATGCTGTCTGACAGGTTACCAAAATCTAGTTTTAAGATTGCTTTCCTTAATTGATTTTGCTATCATAGTAGCATGATCCGTTTACTGAATAAATTGCCCAGAAACTTGACTGTAGCCTTTAGCGGAGGTGTCGATAGTGTTGCGGCTGTAGATTTTTTAAGCAAGAACCATGATGTATCTTGCGCATTCTTTCATCATGGTACAGACAACAGTGAACGTGCATTAAAGTTCGTAGAGAAGTTCTGTGCCGAACGTGATCTACCTCTATATCTAGGATTCATTAACAAACAAAAGCCTGCTAATAAAAGCATGGAAGAACATTGGCGTGATGAGCGTTATAAGTTCCTTCGCAAGTTTGAGACTGTTGTAACCGCACATCATCTCAACGATTGTGTAGAAACATATATCTGGTCTGCTATGCACGGCGATCCTAAAGTGATTCCCGACACACGCAATAATGTGGTCAGACCTTTCTTACTGACAGCCAAGACTGAACTGGTAAGTTGGTGTGAGCGCAAGGGTCTTGAATGGTGTGAAGACACTAGCAACCAAGATGACAAGTATATGCGTAATTATATTCGCAAACATGTTATTCCGCATGCATATCATGTGAATCCGGGCATCGAAAAAGTAGTGAAAAAGTTAGTGTTAGATGCTAGTCAGCCTAAATAAAAATCCATGGTTATGGACTTGGATTTCTGAAAAGGTAGATGGTGATTCTGTATACAGAGATTATTTGGTCAGTGCATTTTCTAGAACCAGACCAGAAGAAATAAAAAAGCAAATCATTATGAAGTTAACAACGTTTGGTTATAAAGTAAAATTCACTTCCGGTAATGACGCTATCATTTCCATGTCCGAAGAAGAATACGTGTTTCTGAAATTAAAGTACAGTTAATGTTACCATTTATTAATGTGCCCGTTATACTAAATTCCTCTCGCAAAATGTTTGACTTGTTTGCGCGGTTCGTATATACTAACTAGATTACATAGGAGTTTTTTATGTCAACTAGAACATTTAATAATGAAGCGAAAATTAAACTGACCCAATTGATCAACGAAGGCATGGCTGTCATGCACGAAGTTGAAGCATTGCAAGAGGGTCTTAGCGATACTGTAAAGGCTGTCGCAGAAGAACTTGAGATCAAACCAAGCATCCTCAAGAAGGCTATCCGTGTCGCACACAAGGCACGACTTGGTGAGACTAATAAGGAAAACGAGGAACTCAACACCATCCTGGAGACTGTAGGTAAGACCCTCTAAGAATGAGTTACATTGACGCAATACACGATAGAGATACTGACAGGATTTTCATTGTAGAACGCCAGCCTGATGGTAAGCGTACATTCAATGAAATACCTGCTAACTATACTTTTTATTATAGTGACCCTAAGGGAAAGTATCGCAGTATCTATGGCGATTCAATCTCACGTTTCAGCACAAGGAAACGTAGCGAGTTTGAAAAAGAAAAGAAGATACATAGTAATAAGAAACTGTACGAATCGGACATAAATGTGGTGTTCCGCTGTCTGAGTGAAAACTATCTCGGTGCAGAGCCTCCAAAACTCCATACATGTTTCTTTGACATTGAGGTAGACTTTGACCCTGAGAAGGGATTTAGTCCTACTAGTGACCCATTCAATCCGGTCACGGCTATCTCAATGTACTTAGATTGGCAAGACACATTGATCACTCTTGCTATTCCTCCTAAACATATGAGCGATGAAACTGCTCAGGATCTAACAACAGATTTGTCAAACACTATCTTGTTTCATAGCGAGATTGAAATGTTTGAGACATTCTTTGAATTGATCAAGGATGCTGATGTACTGACTGGCTGGAACTCAGAAGGATACGATATTCCATATATGGTAAATCGTGTCACAAGAATCATGAGCAAGGATGACACACGCAAATTCTGTTTGCTTGGTCAGATGCCTAAGCCAAGAACATATGAACGATTCGGCAAAGAAGAAACTACATTTGATCTTGTTGGTCGCATTCATATGGACTATTTGCAGTTGTATAAGAAGTACAATTATGAAAGTCGCCATAGTTATAAACTAGACTTTATCGGTGAGATGGAAGTTGGTGAGAACAAGACGCAGTATGAAGGTACTCTTGACCAGTTGTATAATAAAGACTTTAAAAAGTTCTTAGAATATAATCGACAAGATACTATGCTGTTGGTCAAGATTCACAACAAACTAAAGTTCCTTGATCTTGCTAATGCACTGGCACATGAGAATACTGTGTTGTTGCCAACTGTCATGGGTTCTGTGGCTATGATTGAAATGGCTGTGATGAATGAAGCGCATGAGCGTGGACTCATGGTTCCAGACAAGAAAAGAAACAGTGGTGATAGCGAAATGGCAGCGGCAGGTGCGTATGTTGCTGTGCCCAAGAAGGGTATACACGAATGGGTAGCGGCTATCGATATTAACAGTCTGTATCCTAGTGCGATTCGTTCATTGAATATGGCACCAGAGACAATCGTTGCGCAGGTTCGACAAACACTAACTGAGAACTATCTACTAGAAAAAGCAAAGAAACTTGCCGGTGAAAAGAAACGCTATAACGAAGATGACGAAGTTGAGATGAGTTCGTTGCTCTGGGAAGGTTTGTTTGGTACACTAGAGTACGAAGCCATCATGAGGCAAGAGCGTGGTACTATTCTCACAGTTGACTTTGAAAGCGGTGAGAGTGTAGAAATGAGTGCGGCAGAAGTATGGAAGATGATCTTTGATAGCAACAAGCCATATATTCTTAGTGCTAACGGTACGATCTTTAGGTCAGATAGTGAAGGAGTGATTCCCGGTCTACTCACACGCTGGTATAGTGATCGTAAAAGTATGCAAAAGAAACTCAAAGAATCTACTACTAAAGAAGATATTGAGTATTGGGATAAGCGACAACTTGTTCGCAAGATTTTGCTTAACTCAGCGTATGGCGCACTATTGAACGAACATTGTCGTTTCTATGACAAGCGTATCGGTCAAAGCGTTACGTTGAGTGGTCGTCAGATCGTTAAACATATGTCTAGCCATATCAATGAGATTATCGCAGGCACGTATGACCACACAGGTGAGTCAATCGTTTATGGTGATACTGACAGTTGCTATTTCAGCGCATATCCCATTCTTAGTTCGCAAATAGAGAATGGTGAAGTAGAGTGGAGCAAAGAACTTGCAGTACAACTCTATGATGGTGTATCAGATCAGGTCAACGACGGCTTCCCTAGTTTCATGGAACGTGCATTTCATGTGCCTCGCAAAATGTCTGTGATCAAAGGTGGTCGTGAACTTGTAGGTGATCGTAGTTTGTTCATCACAAAGAAGCGATATGCTATCAATATCTATGATAAAGAAGGCAAACGATTAGATAAAGATGGTAAGCAAGGTAAGATCAAGGCTATGGGCCTTGACTTGAAACGAGCAGATACTCCTAAGTATGTGCAAGACTTTTTGTTTGAAGTGCTTGAGATGGTGCTTGGTGGTAAATCTAGAGATGATGTGATTGAACGCATCAAACAATTTAAAATTGAATTGGGTAAGCAAGATAGTTGGACTAAAGGCAGCCCTAAATCTGTCAACAATCTAACTACTTATGGTGATCTTGAAGCAAATAGCAAGACAGGTAAAGCAAACATGCCCGGTCATGTTCGTGCGGCATTGAATTGGAACTACTTGCGTAAAGCAAACAGCGACAATTATAGCATGAAGATGGTCGATGGTATGAAGGTTATCGTGTGTAAACTCAAGTCTAATCCAATCGGGTTTACTAGTATCGCATACCCGACTGACGAATTAAGACTTCCTTCTTGGTTCACAGAACTTCCATTCGATGATAGTGCTATGGAAGCAACACTGGTTGACAAAAAGATTGAAAATCTATTGGGCGTATTGGATTGGGATTTACGATCAAATACTGATACTAATAGTACGTTCGATGATTTATTTTCTTTTGGTTAACAAAAACTTGACTTACACAATAAAATCCTATATTATACACTATAGGTATTCCTAAATAAACTTACGAGAGGCAAAAATGAAAGACAATTTACAAGACTTAATTCAATACACACACGGTCTAGGTGTTATTGAACTCATCAAGGTAGTCGGTACTGACAAGCAAACAGTTATCACTGCCGTAGCAGAAGACAAGAGCGTTGTAGTCGAGGGCACACTAAAGACTCCATTAGCAGATTTTATCGGCACGTTCGGTATGCCTAATTTAGGCAAACTCAAGACTATCTTGGGCTTTGACGATTATGATGAACATGCCAAGATCAGTGTCACAAGAAATAAAGATGATGTTCCTAGTGCTATTCACTTTGAAACTAAGAGTGGTGACTTCTTAAACGACTATCGTTTGATGAGCAAGTCAATCGTAGAAGAGAAAGTAAAGAACTTTCAATTCAAGGGTGCTAAGTGGGACGTTACATTCGAACCTACTGTCGCAGGTATCATGCGTCTAAAGAAGCAAGCAAGTGCAAACAGTGAAGAAGATAAGTTTGTCACTAAGACTGACAAGAATGATTTGAAAATCTATTTCGGTGACCCATCAACTCACTCAGGTAACTTTGTGTTTCATGCTGATGTAGGCGGTACATTGAATCGTGCATGGCAGTGGCCCGTCAAGGTATTCTTAGCGATCATGGATCTTCCCGGTGACAAGACTGTTAAGATCAGCGATCAAGGTGCCGCAGAGATCACAGTTGATAGCGGTCTTGCGACTTATCGTTATCTTCTTCCTGCACAGGCGAAATGATCAAGATACAGCAAAGCAATTATCCTGTAGTCTGGCAGATTGATAATAGTTATAGTCTGCCAAGTATTACAGGACAAGTTCGTTGGAACGGTGCTACTAAATGTTTTGAAGTTTGTGACAACAACAATAGTTCGTACAATGGCGGATGGATGCGTATTGACAATACAGTACAATTAAGTTCCGACACTCAAATTCAATCAGTGATTGAATGGGCTAAAAAGAAAATGATTGAAGAAGATAAGTTGGAAAAACTTATGAAAGAATATCCCGCTGTCAAAGATGCTAAAGAAAAACTAGATATTATAACTAAACTGGTGCAAGATGGAACAAATTAATTTAAGTAAACAACATAATCCAGAGTGGGCATTGTTCTTGCCCGCAATGTCTAGTTTCTTTATCACTGGACTAGGCAAGCAACGTGAGGGCCAGAATTACTTTCCGCCTGAGCGCATTCCAGTAGGCTTTAACGGTGATGTTGAATGCTTGAACTTGTTGAATAGCAAGAAAGGCTTGTATACTTACAAATGGGGTTTGTATAGTGCAGGTCATGCTAACTTAGATACTACTGTTGATGACCCTGCTGAGAGTATCATTCGCAAGCGTGAGAAAGGTACTTTCATGCTAGGTGACTCAGGTGGTTTCCAGATCATGAAGGGTCAATGGCCTGCTGACTGGAAAGATCCTAACTGTCCTAAGGCTATGAAGCAACGCAAGTTAGTATTGAACTGGATGGATACATATATGGATTATGGTATGTGTCTTGACGTTCCATCACAGACGATTCGCAATCAGCATCTATTTGATAAGCATGGCATCAAAACGATTGAAGATGCTGTCAAAGCAACACATATCAATAACGAATATTTCATCAAGAACCGTAATGGTAATTGTAAATTCTTAAACGTGTTACAAGGTCTCAATCATACACAAAGTGATAAGTGGTATGATGAGATGAAGAAGTATTGTGA